ATGTGTACATTTTATACAGCTAATCCTACAGATGAAGTAGACCCAGCATTTGTGAGTTTAGTAGCTGACTAATGTCTGACAGATTACGCAACAATATAGTTGCTGGTTTTATAGTTTTATCTTTCTGGATAGTGTTTGTACTACCAGTAATGGCTGCTGATCCTATCGTAACAAATAGTACAAGCAATAGCACAGTAACTACAAGTACAGATAGTAAGAGTACAGTTAGAACAAATCCACCCTCTGCAATCAGTCCTAGCATTAACGCAAGTAATAGTGACTTATGTATGGTAGGAGTTAGTGGAGCAGTACAGACACAGATACTAGGTATCAGCACAGGACAGGCTTACACAGATGAGAACTGTATGAGATTGAAGAATGCTAAAGTATTATATGATATGGGTATGAAGGTCGCAGCAGTTGCCTTGATGTGCCAAACGAGGTCGGTATATGATGCCATGAAATTTGCGGGAACTCCATGTCCAATATATTCTCCAACTACAGGAGAGGGGTTAATAGGACAAGAAGCTACAGCAGAATGGAGATTGAATCCTAAAAAGATTCCACCCAAGCAGCAATCAACTTCTATGAACAGAGGAGTGTTCCTTGAGAAATTGGCTAGTGGCATTATTGGTATTATGCTTCTCGCTGTCCTCGTTATCTGATCCTGAGATTGTTGAGCATCAGATAGTAGATGATGGCTGGGTTGAAGTACCTCTTGACTTTACCTTCCCTTTTTATGGAAATAGTTATGTCACTAGCTTTATGTTTAGCAATGGGGTTGTGGGGTTTCTTGACCCTCTTGATGTCGCTGGTAGTGGTTATATATATGATGGTTTGTGTTGTCATGGACAGAATTTTGCAAACGGAGCATCAGGTGTAAGATTTAATTACACCATTATGCCTTGGCATACAGATTTAATAGATACAGGAGTTGGTAAGTTTTATACGCAAGGTGATTCCACATTCCAGAAATATATGTGGGAGAACTTAGCAGAGTATTACAACACAAATACAAGTAATACATTTGACCTAACAATATTTCCGTTAGGCAACATAGAAATAAACTATGAACAGTTACAAATAAATAACCACGCTGTCACAGTAGCAGTAGTAGGAGATTTAAGTGCTGGTGAGTATGAACAATGGTTCTATAACCACCAGACAAGTGGAGCAATATTTTGGAACAGTCAAGAAGATGATCCAGTAGAGATAGCAAACGGAGAAAGTGTATGCAGCGTAATACCAGACAGCCACATCAGCTGCTTATATTATCCACAAGTTTATGCTGATAATGTATACAACAATGAATGCGCAATCAATCCTCTTTATGATTACGGATGTGATGGTTGGGATGATGCTTACATAGAAGAATATGTTGAAGAAGATGTGCCAGAAGTTTGGGAAGATGATGAGGAAGATTTTGAATCAATATACTTTTTGGAAGAGCCAGAGGTTTTTGAAGTAATAAATATAGAACCTTTAGAGGATTACACATTAGTAGCTGTTACAGTTGAAGAAGCTATCCCTGAGATGGAACAATTGTTTGAAGAATTAGCTCAAGAGGAGCTGATAGAAGAGTTAGAAGCAGAGTTAGAAGAGTTTTTAGAGCCTGAAGTAGAAGAAGAACCTTTAGAAGAGCCTTTGGAGGAAGAATCAGAAGAGGAAGAGACTGAAGAAGTTACGGAAGAAGTTACGGAAGAAGTTGAACCTGAAACAGAACCTGAACCTGAAGCCATCAAAGAAGAACCTGTTTTAAAGAAAGTAGCTAAGAAAGCTAGTAAGAGAGAAAAGATGCGTGAAATTATTAGTGACAAGCTAAAGAACCTTGCTACAGAAATGGGAGAGGCTGCATCACTTGAGGAGCAACAGAAACTACAAAGTCTTATATTAGCTCTCTTAAACTTCAATGCTGGATTTAATAGTTACAACACACAACTAATTATTGATGGTGTGTTTTATGAAGATGAGGGTATTTATTTAGATAAGGATATACCAGACAATCAGAGAGGATTAAGAAATGGTTTGGCGAATGAAATATTACATAACAAATTAGTGGATTTACAATGGCAGAAGTAGAATACGGTGGGGTTAAAGTAGGTGGCAGTAAGCTACTATTGATAATACCTTTGCTCAGTATGTTGGGTGGTGGTTCTTGGGCAGCATTTGAATTATTTAATGAGTTTAGAATTTTAAAGGCTACTGTGATGGAATACCAACCACCAGATATAACTGGTATAGAACAGAACATAGCAGTTATAGAGGAAACCTTAGTAGGTGTTGGTGAGTCAGTAGAGCAAGCTAAAGACTATACGAGAACAATTAAGAATGATTTAAAGGATGACTTGGCTAGACAAGAATCATTGATGGAAAGACTAGAAGATAAGGTTAATGCTTCTCAAGATGAGATAGATGCAACTATTGATGTTGCTGGAGAGAGGTTTGATGCAAGGAGAGATGCCCTGTATTCAGATACGGATCGTAAGATTAAAGAATTAGAAGAAAGGCTGAATAGTAAATTACAAAGGGCCTTAGATAATCCACTAGCAAATTAAGGAATGACCATGGAAGAGAGAGTTAGATTATTGGAAGATAAAATCGAGCATCAGGCAAGGCAGATTTCAAAGCTCTTCTCTGAGATTGATGAAACGAAAGCAAACATACAAAAGATCATGAACATACTGACACAGATACGGTATTTCTTGTACGGTGGTTTTGCATTCTTTGTAGCCACTGAGATAGGATTTTTACAAGCACTTAAACTAATGTAAGGAGAAGAGAGACATGGTAAGTTTATTAACATCAGTAGCTCCAATAGCTCTGGGTTTTTTTGCAAAGCTATTTGCTATGAAACAACACGCTAATAGCGAGCAACAAAAATTAATGATTCAAGCAATGAACGCTCAGAATCAATCAATCAATATGGCAAGGGATATGGCATCGAAAGAGAGTCCTTTTGCTGCTATGAACAGGCGCATAATAATTCTCGTTATACTGGGCTTGTTAGTGGCTATACAGTTTGCACCTTTAGCTGGACTAGATACAGTTATCCCTACAATACAAGAAGGGTTTTCTATTTTAGGTATCCAATTAACACCTGACACTACAACTTATGAAACTGTGTCTGGAATGGTAAAGCACCCTGAAGCCTATGCCTTTGCTGAAATGATCATTTCGTTTTTTTTCGGGTCGCAATTAGCTAAGAAATAGGAGATAACATGTTAGTACGCAGAGCTGTGGTCATTCCTGACCAGCATGCACCTATACATGATCGTAAAGCTGTATCGTGTGCATTAAAAATCATAGATGAGATTAAGCCATGTACCTTCATTAACCTCGGTGACGTTGGTGAATGGGAGTCTGTATCAAGTCATAAATATAAAAAAAGAAAGCAACCACCTTTAGAATATATTCTTCCTGAGATAGACAAGGAAGTTAAAGCTGTTAATCAAATGATTGATGAGTTTGACGCAGTGTTAGATTCTGTTGGCTGTAAAGAGCGTCATATACTAGCTGGTAATCATGATGAATGGCTAGACTCGTTTGTCTTTGATTATCATCCTTACTTAGAAAGCGATTACACATTTAGAAATGCTTGTCGTTGGGATGAGAGAGGATATAAATATCGTGAGTACAATGACGTACTTACTATTGGTAAGTTAAGCTTTATCCATGGGGCTTATTGTGGGCCTACGCACAGTAAGATGCATCTTGAGAGGTATGGGTGTAGTCTCATCTACGGCCACACTCATGACCTCCAGAGGTTTTCAATGACTAGGATGCAAGATGGTGGTATTGGAAGCTGGAGTTTAGGATGTCTTAAAGATATGAGAGCTGAAAAGAATAAGTGGTTAAGGGGTAGGCTTCATAATTGGAATCATGCTGTAGGCATTGTCGACTGGTGGAAGAATGGAAACTTTACTGTTCAGGTAGTTGAGATCGTAAAGGGTAAGGCTGTGGTTAATGGAAAGGAGATAGTAGGCTAATAGTAGAAACCTTTAAATAAAAAGATAGTGCGATAATCGTGCGATACTCAGCCCAATCATGCGATATTCAGACAGATATTATCGCATCATCAAAATAAGAATGCTTTAGTAGAGGGGTTTAAATGGTCGGAGTGGAGGGATTTGAACCCCCGACACTTCCTTTATTAGTAGGGTCTGTAGGGTCAATCGTGCGATAATCGTGCGATAATCCTTATTTTTCTACTTTTTTCAAAGGCGATATTATAGTAGATTTTGAATTAATAATGCTTGCAAATTTATTTCCAGCTTCAGGCGCATCATCATCTATCCAGCCAGCATAAGTTTTATAAGTAAAACCAGCGTTAGTGTGGCCCATTTGTTTTGAAATCCAACCTATGTTTTCACCAGCAGTTGCAGATAAAGTTGCAAAGGTATGTCTAGTTTGATAAGGGTATCTGTATCTAACACCAGCTCTTTTTAAAATTGTAGTCCATTGATTACGAATAGGTTTATCACCTGTCCATGATTTGTTAGTCCTTGGATTGTGGAATATCTCTTGGCCCTGAAGATAAGTATATTGTTTTTGGTCTTTTAAAGTTTCTATAACATCATCTAAAAGCTTAACCCATCTATTACTTGCAGCAGTTTTTGTATATGAAGCAACTTTGTCATCAGCAGTTAAAGCTTTATCAACTTTAATTCTATGGTTAGGCCAATCTATATCGTTCCATGTAACAGCTATATATTCACTTGTTCTAAGTCCAGTAGAAAAAGCAAAATGAAATAAATTGTGTTGTTGTTCTTGGCAATGATTAAGTATATCGGAGACTTCTTTAGAAGAGAAAGGATCAATATCTATTTTTCTTGATACAGTCTTTTGTCCTTTAAGTTTTTTTCCATACAAAGGATTAACAGGAATAAGCTCATCATCAACTGCTTCATCGAGAGCTTGATTTAACAATGATAATTTATTGTTTAAAGTTTTTTGTGTATTTTTTTGTTTCTTAAACCATTTTTTTATATCAATGTATTTAAGCTCAGCTATCGGATATTTACCAAAAGCTTTTATAAGTTGATTATCTATAATTAATTGATTGGTTCTTAATGTTGATGCTTCATATGTTTTTTTATGTTCATCAAACCATTCTTTAAGATAAACTCCAAACCTTATTGATGGAGTTGCTTGAAATTTATGTCTTTTAGGTGACTTAGGAAACCAAGTAGCATAATCAAAAGTACCATTTTTAATAGCTGGAAGAAGTTGTTCATTCCTCCATATTAAGGTGTTTTCTAAGTTAGATTCAGTGGGGCTGGCTGGAATGATTTCTCTACATTCTTCCCCTTGGTATGTGAAGGAAACTCTGATGCTTGAATTGCTTGCTGAACGAACTCCTGTCCTTTTCTTACCCATTCGTTAAATCCTTTTATGCTTATTAAAACTCTGTTATCAGGCCCTCGCACCCAAACCTCATTCTCTCCAAACACACCTCGACTGATCTTAGTGCGAATAGCCTCCTCAGAGTAACCAGACTCGGCTGCGAACTGCCTAACTGTTTTATATTCTATCATACTAACATACACCCCAAGATATTCCAATTGCTGTATAAGCTTTTTTTAAAGCCTTTTCTTTGGCAGTAAGTTTTTTATTTTTTAATTCAATTCTTTTGCGTGGAACAGTTTTACTTTGGTTTAAAGCTTTACGTTGCTTCTCTAATTTAACGTAAGGATGGCCCTCTTCAAGTTTCAAACCCTTTTCCATAAATATGTAATTAGGATCAGAGCTTGTATTTAATCTAGCAAGGGCTAGAGAGATCGAGCAGTTGACTCTTTTTGCTACTACAAAGACATCAACTACTTGACCATCATCCAAGGTGTACTGTTTACGTTGACCGTTTTTAGTTCCCTTTGCACCCATTAGTTGAAAGGGTTATCGTCTGGAAAATTAACATTAGGTGCTTGCTGTTGCTGTGGAGCTTGCTGTTGCTGCCCATTATTTTTAGATTCAAATATGCTTAACCAAACAGTATCAGAGTCAGCTGGGTTTGGAACACCAGCTGGATTAAATGTTCTTTTAAAACTAATCCAAACAGAACCATCATCTCTTACACCCATGTTTCCTATATTTTGGTATCTGTTTTTTTCCTGACCGTTTTTGTCAGTGTACTTGCCTGTTGCTACGCACAAATCGTGTGTGGTTTTCATATTGTCTCCTAGTTTAAAATTAATTTATACCGACCATGTGATCCAGTATTGCTTGCGTTACGTTCATACTCTGTAACAATTTGTAAGCCCATATCTCTCAAGTTTGATATACGAGATCTAAGCGCAAATCCATTATCAAAATCCCTAGCAGTAACTCCACTGGGGTTTTCTTTCAGGGCCTTCAAGACTAACGTGCAGCCTAGGTTTAACTGTTCCTTAGTTGCTTGCATTAGCTTGCTCCTTTGCTAATGATTTACTTACTTTTTCTTCAAGTTCACCTAACTTATCAAAAAGATCTAAAGTAACTCTTGTGCTAGATAAACAATCTCGTTTGAGTTCGCATATCTTTCTACTTACATCTAACATTTCATTTTCTAACTCATCCATCTCTGTCTCCAGTTAATAAAAAAATGCCTTGTTTTGGGGAAAGACGTACAAGGCAAACGTCATAAGGAGAACCCTTAGTGTTTACTCCCAACAAATTCCATTACATCTACATCTCTACCTGTCAACTCATCAATAGAAAAGTTAGACAGTAGAGTGTCCATAACAGCCCCAAGATAACTCTCAGGGTCTAACTCCAATTCACCATTTATCTCTCGATAAATTTCTTGCGCTCTTACTAATGAGATCTCGTTTTCTGTATTAGTGATCTCATCATTTAAAGCTTTAACTTTTAAGCCACGTCTAGTAGCTGGTGATGGTGCTTTAAAGTCTGTATCGTTTTCGTCTTCAGACATAAATCCATGTTGATACAGATCAGCCATTTTTAATACAGCTCTAGCTAATGCTCTTTTCTCAGCCATCTCCATGACATACCACATTTTCACAGTGCCTTCACCAGTAACACCAGCAGTCTTTCCATACTTCGCTGACCCAAAACTTTCGATGCGTTTATCACCTTTAAGTGCTATCGCTTTGACACAGCAATAATCAGGCTCGCATTTAATGACATCAAATACAACATCAATAGCCATGCCAGCTTGAACTTTTTCAACACCTGTGCGTCTCAAAATAATCATATGGCTTGATTGAAAATGATCTTCCTTTACAAGATTAAATTCATCATATAAAACTCTAAGTCTTTCAACTCTTGTCATTCCTTTACTCATAATCG